GGGATCTCTGCGACCACCACAGCGGTGCCAGCGATGGCAGCAGTGGCGCCGAGACCCACCAGGACGTACTCGCCGAGGTCTTTGTACTTGTTCTTCATAAGTCGTTCTCCTGTCTGTTTTCGGAATAGAATGGATCGAACTCACCACCAGGATAACGTGCCTTCAGTTTATCCACGTTCATGCCAACGATCTCGTCGACTGATGTGTCCAGAGCGAGGAGGCACTGCACGACGTACCACAGCACATCACCCAGCTCTCGCTTGAGGTGGAAGATCGTCTCGTCCTCCCACTTTTTACCCTGGAAGACTAGCTTCTTCACGATCTCCATGATCTCACCGCCTTCGCTGTTGATGCCAACGGCACCGGTGAGCAGTCGTTCAATGTTAGCACCCTTTTCATCGAGCGCAACGATGCGGTCACTGAAAGCGAGGAAGTCACGACTCTCATCGGAGGTAACAGCGTCCACAAACTTGGAGTACTCCTCGAAATTAACTTGCTTAGTCATCAGTAAGTGAATCCCTCAAATGTTTTGGTTTTCAGTTTGTCCATGTTTCCATTATAAGACACGGTTGGTATGCTGTCAAGAACATCATCCTGTGCGGTCTGCTCGACATCATAAAGACGCATCTTGGCGCGGTCGATACCGACCACAAACTTCTTATGAGTGTTGTGGTCGTTATATCTGTTCTTAAGCTGCTTTACTAAGATTTGCCCCATCGCTTCGAGTTCGTCGTTACTAATAAGAGCAAACATAAGATCGGCAGTAGCAGGAAGGCCAAAAGACTCAGACGTATCAGTAAGAGAGACATCACTATTACTAAACCCTCCACGTGTGGTTTGCGTTGCCGAGAAGACCGGCACATTGTATTTTACAGCGAGTCCCCTGAGTTCTTCAGCAATAGACTTAACAACGGTATAAGAATTAACATTACTGCCAGCACGGTAACGCTGAGAAACGCATATGTTAAGATAATCAACAAAAATGATATCAGGAACGAAATCTTTTTTAAGATGGAGTTCTTTAAGGAGTGCATCAAAGTGCCCAGCGTGCGCAGATGCCGTCGGGTATTCCTTAATAATAAGCTTACCCTGCGTCTTCTTCTGGATCTTTTGGACCTTATCCTCAAACATTGGTTTGGGGATGTCGATGATGTCCTGGATTTGTACATTTAAGAGATTCGCGTCAATTCGTTCAGCAATCTTCTCCTCTGCCATTTCGCACGTAATGTACAATACGTTCCGTCCTTGGAGCAACACGGTGCTAGCGAAGTTGCACATGAATAGAGACTTCCCGACACCCGTACCAGCAAGGCTGATGTTAAGAGTCTTATTAGGTATACCACCTTTCGTAATTTTGTCAAGATAATCGAGTCCAAATGAGATCCTCTCCTCTTTGAGATGATAAAAATCATACCTCTCATTGTAATCTGCTAGGTAATCATGCCCCACATGTTCATCAAATGACACACCAAGAGCCTCTGTGAGGAGAGCGGGAATAGAGTCTCTGGTTTGATCTTTGTTTTGACCATCATGAATAGCAATAGATTCTAGAAGCGCCAGGTAGACGGCCCTCTCCTTACACCAGTTCTCAGTCGTGTCAACGAGGAATTCATAATTCTGGTCACTTCCTTCAAAGAGAAGGGGGAGTGATTCACCAATACTCCTAAATTCTTCCTCAGAGATTCCTTCAAGGTTTTCGACTCCGATGGTGATTGCTTCTCTAGTTGCGCATCCGCCATATCGAGCAAAGTATTCTGAGCAGAGATGAAAGAAAGTACGTGATGCGGTCGTTTCAAAGTATGCGTCCTTAACATATGGTAGTACTTTCCGGGTGTAGTCTTCATTCTGAATTAGTCCTCGTAAAATAGTGAGTTCAAGGTTTGGAATCATACATAATTGAGATATGTGGACATAATGTATTTGGTGCCGTTTATCACAGGTTTGCCTTCATGGGGATATTGCCAAGTAGGAGGGAACATCAACACATCACCTTGTACTGGTTTGATTGCTATCTTCTCAGGTAACTTAAAGACAGTGTTCCCACCATCAAAGTCATCGTTGAGATAAAATAAGAACGCAAGAAACCTCTTGGAAGAACTTAAGTCTCCTATGTCAACGTGTTGACTGAAGCAATCTTCGCCCTCATTATAACATTTAATACGGAATTCTTCAACGCCGTATCTATCAGGAAAGAACCGACCACCATGAGGATTGTGATCCTTGTAGATATTGACCAAGGTCTTGATCTTTCTGGCAAGACAATTCAGTGTGTGCTCCGGTGCTACCCGATTATAATTTAGTTCCTTGAATGCCTGAACTCTGTTCAGACGATGAACATGTTGATCTTTGTTTTCATTAAAGGTTGAGATGAGGTCATGACAATTGTCTGGAGCGAACGCAGGTGCCACCCTGATATAGTTATTGAGCTTCATTGTTGAGTGTGTGATAGAGATGGTATTCATAACTTGAAGCAGCATTTTGAGCCACTACACAGTTGACGACAGTCTCTTCAAGATTTGGATTGCCTCGCCAATACTCTTTCTTGATCTGCTCAATGTTGATATGAGACAAGATCTCAACCACCACCTCACGCTCAAGTAGTGGGAACTCATCAATCCAATAGTCTAGATCAACTGAGTCAACCGCTGTTTGATCAACTTCCATAGGAGAACAATCCGTTAGCAACGACTTCGAGCTTGTCCATGACTTCAGGAGTGAAGTATTTTTCAGGTTCTGAAAGAATAGCCTTTGCGTAGACTTTCTTTCCGTCAATTTCGTATCGTCCTGCGACATTCTTCCACATCCCACCGAGTTCACCCAGTTCGAGTAAACCATAGTACTTGTCGAGACCTCTCTCATCATAATAAAGGCGAATGGTAACTTCTTGGTTTTCTTTGCTCAGACGCGACTTAGCAGTCTTTGCTTTGATAAGGTTTCCGATAACTTCTTTTCCATCTTTCTCTTTCTTTTTGCTAAGATAGATGATAGTAGAAGCAGCGTACTTGAGCCCACTACCACCTCCCATTTCCTTTGTAGGTACATAGGATCCGATAACGTCGTAAGTGTGATTTGTGACAATGAGAGGAACATTGGCTTGACCTAGTTTCAGGGTGAGCATTCTAAATGCACCTTTGACCAATTGTGACTTGGTCATATCCCTAACATTCTTTTCTGCCAGGGTGTCTGTGATCTCTTTCTCAGTGGAAAGCATCCCAAGAGAATCCAGGACAAACATCAAAGGCTGACGATCTTCTTCTGGTGTCTTGAGATATTTATCCACTACCTGTAATGCTTTAGTCCTGAATTCTTCAATTGTTACGACATTCATAACGACAACGCGGGATGTGTCGATATTCCGCTCCTCCAGGAGACTACGTGTGATAGCAGATTCGGTGTCAAAGTATACAACAATAGCATCAGGATTATTATCGAGAAAGCTACGAACGACGGACAGTGCAAAGAAAGTCTTTCCCGTGCTGCTCTCCCCAGCGATAGCGGTAATCTTATTGCCAGATATACCGCCACGTAGAGAACCAGAAACAAGAGCGTTAAATATGAAAGAGCCCGTATCAACAAATTGCTCAGTTTCGTCAATATCCGATGCAAGAGAGGCATAATCGTCTCCAATGTCTTTGATGAGGTCTTTGATAAATGTCATGTAAAGAAGTCGAATAGTGTGGCTTGTTTCTCGGTCTTCCATCCGATAGGGTCAAGGATGCCCTGCAACGGATCTAGAAACCCTTTCTGGTACATTATATCATAGTCAATGAATGAATTGAAGCTGAACTCGGGTGGGAACTCATTGATAAATGACATGACATTCTCGCCTGTTGGATTGGGTGTCCTGAGGTGGACATACTTGATCTTTTCTCCCGGTTGAATGAGATTGTACTTATGTGTGATTTTATGCTTCTTCAGATAGAAATTGAATAACAATGACCCTCTCACATGCATCGGTGTTGATTTCTTGTAGAGAGTCACAGCATCAGCATACTTATCCACATTGTTAGCAGTGCGCGGGAAACCCACTGCTTCGGGTGGTAGAGACTCCCACTGCTCTTTCTTATCGGCGATGAATGCGATCAGATCGTCCTCTGTGCCGCTCATGATGATCTTCAAGGCACCAGCGATATACTCACGGATAGGAGCAGGGGTAGAGGACCGTACAGCCTCAATACCCATCATCTTAAGCGATGGTTCGGTATACCGAATACCCTCGTTGTCCCATACATTCAGGATGTATCTTTTTTTAGCTGTCCAAATACCACGCTCTGCAATACACTCACGCTTCATCACGAGTGTCTTTTCATAACATTGCAGATAGTCTGACAGCTCATCATATGAGGCATCAATATAAGGAACCAGCCGTTCCTCACAGAACTGATTCAAAATCTCGACAATTCGTTCACTTGATAGACCGCCATCGGATGCAACCCGACCCACGAGAC